TTTCAACCATCGGGTCAACTTTGCTTTGAATACCGATAAATTCCCAGTATTGATTTTTCTTATAAATATCATCGCCGCACTTTTTAAGTTCTTCAACATAGTTTCGCTGCAGTGATGCAGGTGTCATAACAATAACTTTTTTATGTGTTTTAAGTCCTTCAGCAATAGCGATCGATGAGCACGTCTTACCACTTCCAAGACCATGATACAACAACAAACCACGATAAGGTGTGTAAATATTCAAATAGTCGCGGACTATCTTTTGATGTGTAAGCAACGAGAACTCCTTATTTTTTTGAGGATCACACGAAATCGTTTCTTTTTGGTCGGCAACTTCAGCATGATACGTAATAAAAAGTTGGTTAATAAAGTTGACGAATTTTTCGCGATTGTTCATATAATAAGCAGATGCTTTGATACCAAGGGGTGGGACACGCGGCAATCTTTCGCGCACTATTTGGTCACCGATTCTTAGGTCTTCCATTTCTTGTGTCATAATACCAAATTCTGGTTTCTCAAATACGCGACCTTTTCTACTAGCAGTGACGCGTGTGGGTGTGGCGGCAGTAGCATCAGCAGCAGCAGCAGCTCCAGATTCACCTGATTCAAGCAATAGCGAAGGGTCTTCTTCTAAATAGATATGTTTTGGTAGTTTTTTAATAATGATGACTTGGCGAAGAAGTGCAACAGGTTGTTGGGGTGTTGCTTTTGCACCTAAGGCAGAAGGTAACGAAAGTGCAAGGGGCATAAGTTTGGATTTTGATTTTGTTTCTTTTTGTGGCTCGATGGGTTCAGCAAGACAAATCGGAAGTTCACATTTCAAATTTGTAAAAATACTATCACGACTTACTAGTTTTTGAGGACGTTGGTCATTGACTACAAGAGCAGCCGCAGCCTCACCCTGTTCGCCTTCACCCAATGGTTTTGCGAGCCTTGCTTTAAATACTACCCGAACTTTATGTGGAGCCGCTGGTTTGGTAGCTGCAGCAGTAGCGCCGGTGGCAGTAGTTGCAACTACAGGTTTTTGTAGTTGTTCAATTATAGATTTCGGTGCCAAATTTGTCTGAAGTGAATTAATCATTCTTGTTGCGGCATAATCTGTTCCGGGTTTATCACTAGGAAGAATATAGGGTCCAATATTTGGTGCACCTTCAATAAGAGGTATTTGTGCTTCTTCTGCTTGGGGTTGCATTGATGCGGATGCAAGTGAAGAACGTTCATCAGAAAAAATATCTTCACTCTGTTCTTCTACACGAACAGGAACAGAAACGGGTGCTGGTGCTGGCGTGGGCACAGGCGGTGGGGGTGGCGCAGTTCCACTTCCACTTCCAGAACCGAATCCTTTTCCTATATTTATATTCGGAAGCGATGTTCTTATGCTATCAAAACCCGATGAAAAAAGTGATGCTATATGCTGCACTGGCGACTTGGGCGAACCAAATGCACCAGCAGTTGCACTATTAGCAATCGATTCCTTTAATGCTGTTTTTCTTTGTTCCATTTCCGCAATACTTCTTTTAAGTTGTAAATTTTCTTCCAAGTCAGATTTTGAAGGAGAGCCTTGTGGTGCCTCCGATAATAACCGATTTGATTCTAATAATTTTGATCTTAGGTTTTCTATTTTTGCTTCAAGTTCTGGTATATCCATTTTAATCTATACTATCAATAGATATATTTATTGATATATTTATTGATATATTTTATTTACAAATTGAACACAAGAATACAAAGTAAAGTCTATACTACATACATTGAATTGCCAATTCACATGCCATTTGTTCTGCTTTTTTTTTAATTTTATGTGTTCCCGATGCAAAGTGTACTAAAATATGCCCTCGTTCTTCATATATTTCTCGTATTCTGGCAAATGATTTAAGATCGCCATAACTGAATACCTTTGTATAATCTGCTTGATATATTTCTTTTCCCAAACATAAATAAACACCCATAGTATACCCTGTTTCAGCATCATGTTGTATTTCTAAATAATCAGGCGTCGTTTTAAATTCTTTTTGTATCTTCACTTGTAAAATATTCTTATAGTTATCATCGTTCTTGATAAGAGCAATCCAGTCAATGTGGCGCTCAAATACTGCTTCAATGAATTTCTGCGCCATTTGAAACCCCGGTCCTGTGACAAATACGTTCTCGAACCATTTATCATCATCGTGCACTGATATTTTATTAAAGTCGAGAAACAGAGCACCAATAAACGCCTCAAACAAGCACCCCAGTTTTTTAAGATTGGTGCGTGTCTTTTTTTCCTCTGCATGTTTCGAAATAATAAACCACTTATGCAGTCCCATTTCGAGTGCCAGTTTGCCAATTGATTCATTTTTGACGATGGCGATTTTTTTTTCGGTCATGAAGCCTTCGTTCTCTTTAGGAAATCTGCGATATAAATAATATTTTGTCACGCATTCTAAAACGCCATCCCCTAAGAATTCAAGACGTTCATTTGATTTTGTGCGCAGCGCCATGCAATTGGGTGGCTGAGGTGTTATTTTTATATTTTCACGTGCATTTTCGAGTTGGGGGCGTTTTGTATAAGAGGCATGAATAAATGCACGGCGATACAATTCAAAGTTAAAGGGTTTAGATGGAACGCCATAGGTCGAAAGAATAGATTGAACATCATTCAATGTAATCTCTCTGTTGTCCGGATTGTACGGATTAAATATATATCCATCTTCTGACTGAATAATATCTGCATCATTTAGAATATTTTTGCCGCTTGCGGAAGTAGAACTGGAACTTGGACCCAATGGAGAACGATTTTCTTGGGTTGACATATTAAAATGCAGTTTATGTGTATGTTTGATAATTCTATTTTATCTTTAAATGATTTCAATTTAATTTACTTTATAAAATATAATAATAATTATACCATTTTTATATTTTTTATATTTAGCATATATATAATAAAATAAAATGGGAAGTATGGGAAATGTAGGAGGTAAGAGAACAAGAAGAGTTGATTCTCTTACCAACCGAGGATGTATATTTGGAAGTATGAGTGGGTTAGTATCTAGAGTAGGAACAAACCCCAACCTTAACAGCGTGTATCGTCAAGATACTAGTTATTGTCAGTGGAAGTGTATTCCTTTTGGCTGCAAGGATGGTTTTGAGTATATGAAGAAGAATGGCATGATTGCTTGCAATAAGGGCGCTGGTGGTATCAGTCGTATGCAATCCTCTCCTGGTATCGGCATCTTGTTTGGTGGTGGTTGCCAGAAGGGATGGTCGTATTAATATCCCTATTAATATAGTAATAGTATCATAAACATGATTTTAATTTTATAATATAGCAAAAACTATATTACAAAAACACAAGACATAATACACCAAATAATCCAAGAACTCAAAAATAATATAATATTACCAGATTATATATTCAAATAAGAATAATAAGAATAACATAAGTATACTAAAATGCCCCAAAGAAATGGACAAAGAAGCAGAAATGGCAGGTCAGCAATGGCTCGTCGCGTTTTATTTAGCGGTCCTGGTTCCGCTGATGGATTATACGCAAATACCCAAAATGGAGGTGGTGTAAAGAAAGGAGGCGCACAGCCTTCAGGAACCGGTTTTATGATTCCTTTTGCACAAAGGTCTCAAATCGCGGTTCCTGCTTTGAATAAAGATTTTCTATTCAACTTTAGACAATATTACAATGCTCCTCGTCACGCTGGACCGATGTTGTAAGCGTGTGGTTTTTCATTATAATTAATGCGATTTTTCAAGTTTTGCAAATACATAATTATAATGAAATATTTTTAAGTAGTTGTTGATGCGACTATTATATACTATACTAAAACGATTTAGAAATGTTATAAATAACTATTATAGTAATAAGAAATACGTATCATATAGCATAGCATAGCATAGCATAGCATAATCATGATAATCAAGATTGACAATCGTGAAACAACGCTTATACCACTGATAGAACATCGTGTTGAAGTATTTATGAACTCAAATACTGATGGCTTTGATCTTCACGAAGGGGTCGATGATGGAATTGGAGATGATGGTAAAGTTTCAGCAAAAAAGCCAAAGTCGAGAACATCCGTTGTTCGTAATACAAGTGCGACCAATAATGGATGTTTGGTTCCTTTGCATATATTTAGCGATCTAGAAATGAATGCGGAAATGACTATAACCACTGCTACACAAGGTAATAGTGAAATGGCAAATAAGAATGGTGCGGGTGGTAGTGGTAGCAACAAACACATCATTAAAAAAGAACAGCTTGCTATTGGAGATATTATTTTGGTTGATGATGATACTGGTCAAAATATTATTATCTTTGAACGAAAAACGTTATACGACTTGGCTGCAAGTATACGCGATGGTAGATATAATGAACAATCATTTCGCCTAGATAAAGAAAATATTCATAACCATAGTATTGTATATATTATCGAGGGTGACATAGAAAGGTATGTTGAAAAGAGGGGTCGTGTATCAAAAAAAACACTTATAAGCAGTATGTTTTCGCTTTTGTATTATAAGGGATTTTCTGTATTTAGGACAAATTCGATTTGTGAAACCGCGGATGTTATTGTGTTTTTTGCAGACAAATACTATAAAACGTGCATAAGTGATAAGTCGCGCTTACCTTATTATCGTGAAAATGATTGTCATAAAAGTGAAGCTGATGTGTCAGCGTCAGCGCCAGTGCCAGTCTTATCATTGTCACCTACTACAAAAGGGGGAGATGACAGCGACGATAATGAAAAATATTGCGCGGCTTTGAAATCGCATAAAGAAAAGAATGAATATATTACGCCTGATAATATTAATATAATTATGTTAACGTGTGTTCCTGGAATAAGCTCTAAAGTTGCGACACAGCTTATGCGTGAATATAAGACAATACAAAATCTCTTATATCAACTTGAAAAGAAGCCGGATATGTTAAATACATTCATGATTAAAACGGAGGGTGCGAGTGCGAAGACTACATTTCGAAAAATAAACAAAACGTCCGTTGAAAATATTAAAAAGTTTCTTATGACGAACGCTGCATGTGCTGTTTCTAGTTCTGGTTATGGTTTTGGTTCTACCTAACTAATTATTTACCGAAATGGCAACATTATTATCAGCATAATACCCAGCATCAATTAAGGACTGCGTGAAATCAGCACCACCCCAATTTGAGTCCATTGGATTAGGACTTAGTCCTGTTGACTGCGTAATATAGTCAAGCATCATATCAGGTGTAAATTCTCCCTGATCCATATTTGAATCATCATATCCAGGATAAGAGTTTACATTAAAGGGTGGATCGTCGCGTGATGCATCGAGTAGACTGGTAATATGTCTTCTAGGTGGCGGAATCGCATTTGCGTTTGTTACCGGCGGCAGACCGCCTTGTAAGTCTGTCGGACTAGGACGTATTTTATAAACTACTTCGCCTTGTGTATTTTCCGTATGTTGCAAAAATAAAACGGGACACATAAATCCAGCAGAACGTTGCCAGTCTGTAAACTGAACATACTCCTCTAAATTATTAAAAGTAACTGGATTTACACCCGGCACCATTTGTTTACTTGAGTTGTATAAATAAATTTTTGAACCTTTTTGAACAAGAACGTTTGGGCAGTTAGAGTTACTATTTGCATTTTTAGGCATGGTAAGCGCCTCCTTAAAATCGGCAGATGAGTAGTTCAAAACAAAATATGCGCCCATTAAAAATAAAACCGCTATAATAATATACTTATGATACATTGTGCGTTATTTGTATGTTGTATGTTGTATGTTATTTATGTATTATATATAATTATGCTATATTATATATAATTGTATGATAAAATACTACCCAAATATTGCAATTATTCTAAATATGAAATAATAATATTATATAAGTGAAATATATAGGTGAAATATATAGTATAAAGTAAACTATTAGTTAGAATGTTTGGATTTTTAAATCAGAATACAAAACATCATCCGAAAGTTATGTTGACTGATGCTGATATTAAAAGGCTTAAAAAAAATCATGGAGTTGTGTTATTTTTTATGAATGGTTGTGGTCACTGCGTTGATATGAAAGATGAATGGAATGCTGCGGTAGATGAATGTAGAAATACTGGATTCGGTCACGAAAATGATGATTTTGTTCTAGGTGCAATTGAAAGCGGGAATACTAATCTATTTAAAGAAAATGGAATTTCACACAATGTAAGCGGATATCCGACTATATTGTATATTAGCTCTGAAGGTATTCAGCGCGGAGATGCGAATCATGAAAAATATGAAAAACCTCGCAAAAAGGCTGAATTTGTAGAATGGATTAAGGATAAAAAAAATAAAAAGAATAAAAATAAGGGTAAAACATCAGAAGATAAAATAGATGTAACTAACAAAAATGCATTAAAAACAAATAATATAATAGGCAAACAGATAGGTGGTGGAAAACGCCGAAGTTATCGTCGAAAATCCAAATACAAATCCAAATACAAATCCAAATCCAAATCAAAAAGACATATGAAGCGTCATACGCGTCATAATAAACGCACTAGACGCCACCACCGACGTCATATGAAAGGCGGTGGATGTGGGTGTAACACAGGTGTATTATTATAAAAATAATAACATACATACTACTTATGTCTTTTTGTATACCTTTTAATGTTGCTATGTATGCGTTTTGTTTTGTTTTTGTTTCTGTTTCTGTAATGTTTACTAAAACCACCTTGTGGAACAGGAAGACGAATAGGATTCGGTTTTACGATGTCGGATGACGACGACGACGACGACGACGACGACGATGTATTGGGTCCAAGTGCGGTTCCGCATGCTACGCATATAATAAACTCTCGCATTTCGGTAAGTGATATAGTTATACCTGCAATAGCGGTTGCTGATGGGTATTTATTAATTGTATACTTAATCAGTTCTTGAACTGCTTCATCATGAGTATCATCTATTTTTTTGTTGATTGCGCTATTTGCACCACCAAATATACCAGCTACATTTCCAACTATATCACGAAAAAAAGATATTGCGTGAACCATAGTCCCCCTTACAAATCCTAAAGGTGTATAGGCTTTTTCATTATAGTTGCTCGTTGTAAACAACTTAAGTGACATTTTTGCGTTTTTATGTTTTTATGTTTTTATCTAGTATAGTAAACTTCTTTAATTTATATAATTATGTTATATATTATTTATATTATATTTATATTTTTCGTATCAAAAAATTGAAACGAAAAGTATCCTTAAAATGATATATACAGAAACTAAAACTAGCAACTTTCAACCCTATCAAATCATAAAGAATCCAATGTCTGTTCTTGCCGACTTGTACAACAACAACAACAACAACAACCCCACACTAGATGTTGAGCCAGCAAGTAGACATGACAACCACATAACACAAGCAAAAAGAAATGGAAATAAATCAGTTAAAAAACTTGCAAAAATAGATGTGTCAAAGGTTAAACCATTCGAGTTAGATCCGTCGCCAAAAAACAATGATCGCAACAAGACAGAGCGCAATAAACTCGACGAATATTACTACCAACATCGCGAAGAAAAATTGGAATACCAAAAAAACTACAATCGTCAAAAGGGTGATGCAATCAAAGACTATAACAAAAGTTACTACATGAAACGAAGAGAAGAAATTCTTGAAAAAGCAAGAACCAAAGTCACATGCGAATGTGGGTGCGTGGTTCAGTTATTTAATATGAACTCACACAAAAAGACGAAAAAACATGTTCGCTATCTTGAAATGCGACAGGCCATGACGAATGCAGTCGTCGATGCCACAGATTAAAATTGATAGATACCCATACCATTATAAAATTAAATTTTTTTCATCGTTCTATTTTTACGTGATTGCTTTTTTTTAAACGATTTTGACTTAATATTTTTTTTAGTAGCCGTAAAACTATCAGAATTTATATCATCATGTGACGCACCATTTTTATCTTCTTTGAAAAAACTTTTCATATGTTCCAACATTTTCTTACTTATAATCACGTCCATTTCTTGTTCGTCAGTATCTTTTTCCATAATATTATACTTCAATCTGTTTGTCATATACGTAGTAAACTTCTCTCTTTCTGTCTGGTTATCTTTTATATCCTTTGCTAAATTTGAGTTTAGAAAACGTTTTATAATAACAGAAGTCGGCAAGTAATGCTTGTATCCTTTTACGTGAATGTAGTATACATTGTCATCTTCCATCTTGGCATGAAACAAATCGTCTACAAAACATATTTCTACATCTTTTGGCAACTTGGTGCATCGGAAGAAATCGTCGATTGTTTTATCATGTGTTGTGCGATTTACTTCGACTATTTTACCATCCACTTTAAACGCGGATATAATTTGCTCGAATATTTTTGATTGTAGTTTTGTCTCAAAGTAGGTTTTAATGTGTTCTACCCATGCGCGTTCACCTTGATTATTTGTATAAATCATCACCGCCTTGCATTTTCCATCTTTCTTTTTTTGTAAAAGATATCGCAATACGTTTAAAATATACGGCCGCGGATATTCGGGATATAAATCAAGCAGTTCATTAAACATACCATACGCTTTGTTGTCGTCGTTGTAATAATCGTCTAGTAACATACAAAATGATCCAAATTGTCCAAAACTTCCTAATGTTTCATCTAAATCAAATACAACAACTTTTTTATATTTGGATTTTGTTTTGGATTCTATTTCAGGTGCAGATTTTATATTAAATAGTTTGTTTAAAAATTTAGGCATATAATAAATATATAAATATTATAATAAATTATAATTTTATCTTATTTTAATATAGCTTGGTATATTAATATCGCCGTTACTATTGAATTATGGGTATTTTAAACCAAAATGACTATATAAAAATATTGAATTATTATGATATACCTATTTCTCCCAAAGATTCGTCTAAAAGTATAAAAAATAAAGCCGAAACTATATTGGCCGAAAAATTATGCAAATGTATTAAAAAAGTTAAAAAGAGCGACAACATGGATACTGGTGGTGACGATGAAAGTGAATCGAAAGCAATTGCAGTTTGTTCAAACTCTATTTTTGAAAAGAAGGGGCTTGTCCGTGGATTGTTTGATTGTAAGAAAAAACCGAAACTTATAAACATTCACGGCAAAAAATATGCTCTTACAAAAAGAAGACGAACATTGATGATGTCACGTAGAGCAAAACTACTTCGCAAATTTCAAACAAGGCGTATAAAAATAAAGAATTAATTTGTTACTATATGTATGCATCTATGCATCTATGCATCTATGCATATACGCAAATGTAACAAATTAATTTAAACAAGATGTATTATGTATTAACTCGAAGGCTTGCTTTGTTTGGGTTTACGTGTGGATGGTGCACGAGGTGTAGCTGGTACTTCGTTAGGTTCTGCGGTTGGGGTTGGAGCTTGGGCTTGGACTTGGACTTGGACTTGGGCTGGGGCTGGGGCTGGGGCTGGGGTCGGAGCGGATTTAGGCTGCGTGTGCTCTACAAATGACTCAGACAAAGATGACTCACGAGATTGTTGTTGGCGCTGATGTTGTCTACTTCCACGGCTGCTACCTCCAGCACCCCTAAACTCAGATGCATCTTTTCGCACCAACATCCACTCTCCACGGCCGCCACGAGTAACGCCACCTCGACCACGGCCACCACCCCGGACTACTCTGTCTCCGCTACTGGTGCGTTCGCCACTACTACTTCTTGCACCCCTAGTGCCTCTTGCAGTCGCACTTGATGAAGACTGAGGTGCACTTGAACTTGAACTTGAACGTTGCTCATGGCGCGTCTCACAAAACAACTTCCCACCTTTTACACCACGAACATCTGCCGCCTGAAACTTATGGTCTCCTGAAGCAGTACTTGAAACAGAAAACTCCACATACTCTCCCTCTACCAAATAGCGGTATTGCTCCTGACTTACCTTAATCGCAGAATGGTGTGCAAAAATCTCACTTGCATCTTTGAACTGATCATTTCCTCCCACGATAGTGATAAACCCAAAACCGGTTTTATTATTGAACCACTTGACACGTCCGGTAAGACGAACAGAAGCCGATGTATCCGAAGAACTCATAACAAACAAAAAAAACTACGATAATATACGATAGTGTATACTATAATATAGCGATTGGCTTTAAGTATATTTTTTACGAATATATTATTTTTTTTGCTTTTGCTTTTGCTTTTGCTTTTGCTTTTGCTTTTGCTTTTGCTTTTGCTTTTGCTTTTGCTTTTGGTAGTCTATTCTTCTTCATATGAAGATAGCTCTTTCTTACATAGTCTCTTCAAGTAAATATAGTCCGGTTTCTCATCAAAACTTATTTTATACGCATATGTCAGCATTCTTTCGAATATTGCGGGTAGTCCGTCGCATAAGTTTGAAATAGGGGTTCTTTTTTTGGTTTCATATACTATTTCAGCTTTTGTTCTTTTATCGCCTTGTTCTACTTTCAGACCACACCACGGAAGTTTTCCTTTCAGTAAATATATGACAACATACAAAATGGATATAATGTCATCTCGTCTTGAATACACGTTTCCTTCGTGGATATGTGTGCTTATATAACGCATGGTGCCAACGATTGAAGCGTTGGGTTTATTTGGTATATGCGCATCATCTTTTATATAGATTCTAGACAAACCAAAATCAATAACATTTACTTTTTTGATAACTTTGTTGGTTGTGTCGGTTTGGTCATCTTGAATCCGTGACTGACTTATCATAAAATTTTCAGGTTTGATATCACGATGTATTACGCCCTTTTCATGTATTTTTTCTATGATTTCAACTATTGATATCATATATTTTAAAACATCCTTCAAATAGTATTTATAATCAATATTATATATATTTGAACCATCATCACTATTGGTATTACTATTGGTATTGGTATTGGTATTG